AAAGACGGGGAGCTGAAACCGACGGCACCAAAGCTGCCCGCGGTAGGCAAGGATCTCGACAAGATCGCACGCGCTATTGACGATGCCGCGGAGATTGCCGGCTGGTTCTGCAACGATGCTCGAATCTGCGACCTGAGAATCCGCCGGCGCTATCACTCTGGCCTGGGCGAGCGCACCTGGATCTGGGCGTGGACTCTGGATCGTGCGGATCAGCTACGGCCGGAGCTGCTCGAGGAAGAGATGGAAGCGACCGCGCCGCCTGATCCGGTGATGCCGGAGAAGCGACGAGGCGCGCGAGCGGACTACGTCGAGAACGACGTCGATTATTGATTTGGAACGGAGAACACTCATGGCCGAAAGACATCTGTACAAGATTTCCTACAAGTTTCTGGAGGTTGGCATCTGGCGCAACGACACGAAGAACGTCGTTGCTAATGGATCAGCGGAGTCGGCGCTTCGAAAAGCAAAGGCGGTACTGAAGAAGCTGGAGCCCGACGCCACGAGGCTTACAGTTACGTCCGTTGAGCGGATCTGCCGAGTCGATGCGCTATGAGCAAAGGGCTACTCGACCAATTCCGCGAACACATCGCCGACCGTCCGGAGGAAAAGCTTCTCGCGCTGCGCACGGAGTTGCTGACAAAGAGCGTCGGCGGTGGTGAACGAGGTCCCGAGGAGCGTGAAGCCGCTGTGGTGTTCGCTCAGGCGATTGATGAGGAGCTCGCGAGGCGGCATTCGACAAGCACGGCATTGTTAGACAGAGGGGGACGGCCTGTTGAGTTGATAAGCACGCAGGAGAAAGCCCCTTCCACTGAAAGCCGGGGGCGATGGTCAGCGGCCCCATAGGTAGTCGGGCGTGATTCCATCGGGAATCTAGTTGCCGCAGGTAGGACCAGGCTTGACGCCTCGGAGAGACGGGGACTGAGGAACCTATGAGCGAACAGCGAGAAGAGCTACTGAAGCGGTGGGCTGAGTTAGCGCAGGGGGAGTGCGAGGTGTGGCGAGAGGCCGCGCCGTATCTACTGCCTGAGTTCCGATTCGTTGCTCTCGGTGCAGTTGTCGATATGGGCGACTATCACGACAGGGCGGTCCTATTGCTGGCCCTTATCGAAGCAGTCCGCGCCCGAGGGTGGCACTACAGGCTACGCAGCGATGAAACGGAAACTGAGAACGAAGAGCCGTGCGCTTGGCATGATGCCCGCGTCTTTTACAGTAAGACGTATCCAACGCAGGGACTCGATGCGAGCGCAGCCGAACCCTGTGACGCGCTTCTGAGTGCCTACGTGCAGGCTCTCAAAGCCACTCAGGAGAACGGACAGTGATTCGCGACTGGATGATCTGGCTGGACAACCACGAGAGATCGGGAGTCGCGATCGCGCTCTTCGTTGCGGCCTTCTTCCTCTGCCTCGCGTGGTTCATTCGGTGGCGACAGGATCGCAGAGAACGACGATGAACTACGACGAAACGATCCAAATCCCGGAGGGCACGTTGACCATAAGCCGGGGCGCAGCACAGACCGGCATCACGTTTCGGCCAGCAGCGGGCTGGAGCGTGCGCGAACAGTGCTTCTATGACCCGGGACCCGAAGGTAGAACCGAGACGCTGGTTGAGCCAATGAAGCCGCTCGATGGAGGGACTGTATGAACGACCTAATCGTCATCGCACGCAATCCGCAGGAGATGGAGGCCGCGCAGTCGCAGCTCGTCGCCTGGGTAGATAACAAGATCCACGAGGCCGATCAGCAACTCGCTGACTTCCAGCAAAACCTCGCCCTCGCACAGCGCGAAAGATGGAAGACTTCAGGGCTGACAACTGCCTGCCGCCTGGCTCGGCGCAAGTGCCAGTTCTACGAAAAGATGAAGGCCGCGATCGAGGCTGGCTATGTGATCGTGCCGAACTTCCCGATTGATGTGTTCGCGATCAGGACTGAAAAAGAGGAGCCGAAACAAGACTGCAGCATTCATCGCCACGATAGGCGCCTCCAGCGTTCCGAGGCCCCGCAGCTTGGGAAGGGTCGCAACGTCTCAAATGAGCCAGTAATCGTGAGTCAAAAGGAAGTGATCGACGAGAAGACGACCACGTATTACTGGGCTGACGCTTTCCAAGAGGTCGACTTCCCTCTGAAGTTCGCGAAGATCACCGTTCTTGATGATGTCGGCAAGGCGCTCGCGCTGAACATCTTCGATGAGATCGGCGTGCTGCCGGCGCGCGCGGCTAAGGTCGACCCCATGGTGATCGGCCAGATCGTCTATCGCGGCTCACATTCCTACACCGAGCGGCGGCTGTCCTTCCTGATTACGTGGTGGCTTAACGAGGAGCATTTGACGATATGAAGGAGCGACCCACGGGAATCATCCGCACTCTTCCGTACTACGGCGCCGGTGGAACTGGCGACGACGCGGAGAAGGCTAAAGCCCGAGCGTATCGGCGAATGATGCGAGCCTTCAAAGAGATGGAGCGCGGAGAAGAGGGCAAATATGTCCTCATCGCCTTCGACCAGAAGCCAATCGTTGAAGTCCTGCATTGCTACATCCTGGTCGGTGGAGAGATCCGAGTCCGCGCAAACATCGCCAGTTGGGAGCGTGGCGACTCAATCGGCGGCCTGCATTGTTGGGATGACACGACGCGACATCCGAAATGGCTCGCGGTACTAACCGGTCCGGTTGTCTGGCCTGCCGAGCCAGTGAAGAGGCGCGGGTTTCAGGGGTTCAGATACACCGAGGAGCTGTTCTAATGAGAGCTATTTCACTCTGGCAGCCCTGGGCGTCAGCCGTCGCGCTCGGCTCGAAGAAGATCGAAACACGGCATTGGTCGACCGGCTACCGCGGCCCGCTTGCGATCCACGCGGCGAAGCGGAAGGTTGCACGAGAGTTCTCCGACTTCGAGAACGACGGGGCGTGGATTGGCGTTTTCTTCGACATCCTGTGGGGCGGTCCCGATAGGTTGCGCGATGTCCTTCCATTCGGGGCGATCGTAGGAACGGTGGATCTTGTCGATTGTCGGCCGACCGAGTCTATTGCGCCCGATTTGCTGGACGCTCCCCACTGGCCCTTGCTGGAGGCTCCCAAGGAACTGTTTGAGTGGACAGAGAGACAGCTCGGCGACTTCTATCCCGGTCGTTTTGGATGGGTCTTCCAGAATCCTGTCGCATTCAAGAGGCCGATCCCCTATGTGGGCAGACAGGGATTTTTTGACGTCCCCGATCACTGCTTCGGACCGGAGGCTTCAAAGTGAAAGAGCATCGCCTACAGCATTCCGATCCGCCAACGTGGTGCATCGACTGCGGCACGTTCGATTGCTACTGCGGGGTGGTCGCCTGTAACGCCGAAGAAACCGGGCGCTTTGATATGGACCAGCCTGACAACTTTGAGCGCGTGCTGAGTTCGTTCTTTCCGGAGGTCGCAAGATGAAAGAGTTCAATCGCGACGGGAGAGTCCTTAAGTTCGGATACGTTCTCCAGTGGCCGGACGGCACCGTACAGGTGCAAAGCTTTGCGAGCAATCGACACGACTGTTGGGCTTCCCAGATCAGCACTGAGCGCGGAAGGCGGCAATGGAAGAAGGTTGGTCTCCGATGTGTGCCGGCGAGAAGAACGATCGCCGTGGAGGGCGCAAGATGAACAGGCAGCAACGCATCGCGATTGAGAATCACTGTCGATTCGCCTTTGAGACGATGAACCCCAACTTCCATCACCTGAGCGACGAGGGCTGCAGTCTGATCATCACGGTGAACTCTGGCTATGAGTGAATCGAGGAAGGTTACGGCGGGCCGGTCTGGCACGCGAGCGCATCAGGCGGGTTACTCGAAGTGCCTAGTCGGATATTGAGAGGCGTAGTTCACCGGGCACTGGAAGGAGTGGGGAATCCCCTTGCGGGTGAGTGGGAAGAATGGACGGGTAAGGCTTTTCATCTGCGTAGGCGATTAAGAGGGACCGAGCAGCAGGCGATCGGTGAAGCATGCGACCTGAGGGGAACCGGCGAAGCTGAGGCGCGATTCCAAGCATCGCTCTGGTTTCTACCACCGGCAGGCTTTCAGATCGCGATGGAGGAAATGAGCGAGGTGACTACCAAATGACACTGAAGACACCAACAGCAAGACAGCTTGCGCGCCTCGCCGTGCAGGCACATCGCAAACGAACGGACCCGCAGCTCCGCGGTGATTCCGCCGGCAGCCCCAGCGAGAGCTTCAATCGGCCGCTGCTCAATCAAATCCGCCAGGCGCGCTCGCTGCTCTTCAACATGGGACCGGCGCCGCCTTATGAGATTCCCGCGCAAGAACGATGGGCGATGAGGGGAGTCGAATTGAGGGTGAGGAAGGAGCTCTATGGAAGGTAGGAGCCTCAGCAGTCCTGAAGCGGACCCGGTACCCAACGACAGTCGCCCGATCTGGGAGCTTGTCATTGAGGATATGCAGCAGCGGAACAAGGTCGGGATCGCCAAGTACGGCACTCCGCTGCAGGCCCATAACGGACGGAACGCGCTGGTCGATGCCTATCAGGAGGCGCTCGATCTCTGCGTGTACTTACGCCAAGCAATCGAGGAACAAAATGCAAAACCAGATTGAGGTTCTCGATCACGGCTACATTCGCCACATCGAAAGTTGGGGCCAGGGAGATGCCAACCTTCCAGAAGCCGGGATCATTGAAGCGGCCCGTCAGAGTACGCAAGGTAGCTTTCGCGGCTGGGAGCAGGACGAGAAGCTGCTGAGGTTTATGTACTCAAACCGGCACTCGACCCCGTTCGAGTTTGCCGGGATGGTGATCGAAGTCCAGGCCCCGATCTTCGTCTTCCGCGAGTGGCACAGGCATCGGACCCAAAGCTACAACGAGATGAGTGCCCGGTACGCTCCTCTGCCGGATCTGAACTACGTGCCCACCGAGGAGCGCTGCTTCATGACTCAGAAAGGGAACCGGCAAGCAGAGGGAATGGTCGAGCCATCTGGGGATGAAAGTGCGATGCGATGGCTTGCAAAAGTTGAGTGGGCATACTACACGCTTCAGCAGCTCTACGAATTTGGACTGACTGCTGGCATTCCCAAAGAACTCGCGCGGATCATCCTCCCGGTAGGCCGGTATTCGCGGATGAGGGCGTCGGCAAACCTACGGAACTGGCTTGCCTTCCTTACCCTGCGAACGCATCCCGACGCTCAGTGGGAGATCCGCCAATTCGCGAACGCGGTCGGTTCGATAATCGCAACGGAGTTTCCAAGGACGTGGGCTCTCTTCAGCGGGGAGGCATCCGCATGACGTGGGCACTCTGGGCCGTCCTCCTCATCGGCCAGAACTTTAGCTTTACCCTTGTGAGTCGCGCGCGCAACAGCGGCAGCCTCGGCTATCACGCGCTGGCCGCCGTGTTCTCCAACGGCGTCTGGTTCGTCTCGCAGTTCATTCTGATCGGCTCCATCGTCGACGCGATCAAGACAGCGGACGTCGGCAAAGCGATCGGTCTAGGAGTGTTCTACACGGCCTGCACCATTGTGGGCTCAGTCAGCAGTCATTGGTTCGCGATGAGGTATCTCGAGAAAGGGAAGCGGAGATTAGCTTGAGGCGAGACAACAAACGCCAGAAGAAGATTGCGACTGACGACTACCAGGAGTTCTTGCGTAACAAGATCAACTTGGAGCACGAGTCTGGCTTTGCTGTCTCCGACGAAGACATTAATCCGATTCTCAAGCCTCACCAGAGGGACGGCGTAAGGTGGGCGCTCCGCGGGGGACAGCGCGCTCTCTTCGAAGCCTTCGGCCTGGGCAAGAGCGTTCAGCAGCTCGAGATCTGCCGGCTGGTTCTCAAGCATCTTGGTAAGGGCCGTTCGCTGATCGTGACGCCCCTCGGGGTGCGCCAGGAGTTCAAGCACGATGCGATCGAGCTCCTCGGCTGGGAACTACCTCCGCGTTTCGTCCGGTTCACCGAGGAAGTTCTGGCGGCCGATGGCGTTGACATTTTTCTTACCAACTACGAATCCATCAGGGATGGCCGCCTCGACGTCAACCTGTTCGACGTCATCAGCCTTGATGAGGCGAGCTGCCTCCGAGGCTTCGGCGGTACGAAGACCTTCCGCGAGTTTATGCGCCTGTTCGAAGGCAACCAGAAGCTCAAGTATCGTTTCGTCGCAACTGCTACTCCCAGCCCAAACGATTACATAGAGCTATTGGCTTATGCCGCATTCCTCGAGATCTCCGACGTGTCGGCCGCGAAGACTCGTTTCTTCAAGCGCGACTCCACCAAAGCTGATCATCTGACAATTCACCCACATAAAGAGCGGGAGTTCTGGTTGTGGGTTTCGACCTGGGCACTCTTCCTACAGTCGCCGGCAGATCTTGGATACGACGCCACCGGCTACGAGCTTCCTGAACTGAAGGTCGTCTATCACGAAGTGAAGGTTGACCACACAACCGCGCAGCCCGACCCGGACGGCCAGCACAGGATGTTTCGCGATGCCACTCACGGAGTTGTAGAGGCAGCTCGAGAGAAACGCGACACGTTGCCTCAGCGCGTTGAGAAGATGAAAGAGATCCTGGCCGAGAGTCCCGACGATCACTTTCTACTCTGGCACGATTTGGAAGCTGAGCGGCAAGCGATCGAGAAGGCTGTGCCATCGGCCGTTTCGGTTTACGGGACACAGGACCTCGACGAACGCGAGCGGGCCGTGATCGACTTCAGCCATGGTCGCATTCAATATCTCGCCGGCAAACCCGTTCTCGTCGGATCTGGCTGCAACTTCCAGTATTACTGCCACAAGGCAATCTTCGTCGGCATCGGCTTTAAGTTCAATGATTTCATCCAGGCCTGCCATCGGATCCGGCGATACCTACAGGCCTGTCCAGTAGAGATTCACATCGTCTACGCGGAGAGCGAGCGCTCAGTGCTCCAATCCCTGCAGCGCAAGTGGGTCCAGCACGATGAGATGACCCGGACGATGACAGAGATCATTCGCGAGTACGGTCTGTCACACGAAGCGATGATGCGCGAGCTGACCCGCGGCTTCGGCGTCGAGCGAGTAGAGATCAAGGGCCCGAACCACACGTTGATCAATAACGACTCTGTTCTCGAGACGAAGAATATGGAGTCGAACAGCGTCCACCTGATCCTGACCTCGATACCCTTTTCAACTCAGTACGAGTACTCGCCAAACTACGCGGACTTTGGGCACTCCGATGACAACCCGCACTTCTTTGAGCAGATGGACTTCCTGACGCCGAATCTGTTCAGAGTACTTCAGCCCGGGCGACTGGCTGCGATTCACGTCAAAGACCGGATCGTGCCCGGTGGCGTCAACGGTCTCGGATTCCAAACGGTCTATCCCTTCCACGTCGACTGCATTCAGCACTACACGAAGCACGGGTTTGCCTACCTAGGGATGAAGACGATCGTCACTGACGTAGTGCGCGAAAACAACCAGACCTATCGCCTCGGCTGGACAGAGCAGTGCAAGGACGGCTCGAAGATGGGCGTCGGGATGCCTGAATACCTGCTCCTCTTCCGCAAGCCTCCCTCCGATGATTCCAACGCCTATGCGGATTTGCCGGTCGTGAAGATGAAGACTCGATATTCCCGCACTAGGTGGCAAATCGATGCACACGGTTTCAGTCGATCGAGTGGCGATCGGCTTCTGACTCCAGAGGAGCTGCACCAGCTTCCGCATCACGCGATCTTCAAACTTTTCCGGCGCCACTCTCTTGAGAATGTTTACGATTTCGAGCATCACGTTCGCCTTGGGGAGACCCTCGAGACCTGTCCTCAATGCTCCCACATCCACACGGCCGGCCAGGGTAGATGCGAATGTGGCTGCAAGGGCAGTGGTCGGCTTCCGGTGACCTTTATGCTGCTCCAGCCTCAGTCCTGGTCCCCAGAGGTCTGGACCGATATTACGCGAATGCTGACGCTCAACAGTGCCCAGAGTGCCAAGGGTAAACAGATGCATCTTTGCCCGATGCAATTCGACCTCTGCGACCGGGCAATCACTCAGTACACGATGCCCGGGGAGACCGTCCTTGATCCTTTCGCCGGCCTTATGAGCGTGCCTTACCGAGCGATCAAGCTCAGAAGACGCGGGATAGGGATCGAGCTCAGTCACCCCTACTTCATTGACGGCGCCGCCTACTGCGCGGCGGCCGAGCAAGAGATTGCGATGCCGAGCCTGTTTGACCTCGGCGAGATTGACGAAGAGGACACGATTGCAGAGGCGGCGGTGGCAGCTGGAGACTAAGAATGCATCCACAAGGCGCGATTATCACAAAGACGATAGTTCACGTGCAGCTAGTGGAGGCCGAGTACGATTGTCGCTGCGGAAAGACGCACCGCTACACCGAGGGTCAGGAGTACGACTACCATCAAGACCTGATGATTGGTAATAAACGGTGGATTTGCAAGGAAGTGGAGGCTGTATCGCAATCGTGATAATAGGAGGAACGAAAGATGAGCAAAGCAGCAAAAGAGAAGGATTCCGACGACGAGTTTGAGATGTCCGCGGATGAATTGGCCGCGCAAGAGGGCCGATCAAAGCCCCGGCTCGTCCCGAAGGACGGAAGGCAGGTTGAACAGGGTCCGCCGAATGACGAGTCGACCGAAGGCGGCGATCTCGCAGCGCAGCGGCTTCCAGGTATGGAACTGCCGGCACCACCAAAGCTGACGTCGAAGCAGCTTGCTGAGTTGACCTATCACGCGCAGCAATACGACAAGGCGAAGTACAAGCGCGTCGAGATGTCCAACAAGGAAACCGAGAAGAAGAAAATGCTCGATGCCTATATGAACTCCGTGGGGCTCGACAGCTTCGTCTACCCCGGCCCCGACGGGAAGGTGATGGAGTGCTTCATCGACAACAATCCGGTCGTGAAGACTCGCGAGCGCAAGGATGAGCCCGAATTGACTCAGCCAACCGCGGCGGCCGAAGAGGGAGGCGAGGGAGAAGACGACGAGTAGAGAAAGGGGTGGGTCTTGAAGCAAGCGGCAGGGGTGGGGTATAATCCGCGATGTCTAGGAAGCGTCTTGGGGTCTTTCACTGAAAGCCCTGTGTGCGAACAATCGAATACCGATAGTGAAGGACCCTCCATTCGTGGGTCTCCACCCGAAGCGCTTCCTAGACAGTTGCGCACACAGGGGAGATTCACGGTGGGGGGTCCTTTTCTATGCCGGCGCCGATAAAATCAAACGCTCGAAACGACATTCCTCCGATCCCGCGGTCCTACAACGGGATCCTCTTTCGCTCGACCACTGAGGCCCGCTGGGCAGTGTTTTTTCACTCGCTCGGCGTGGCCTATCAGTACGAGTGCGAGGGGTATGATATCAACGGAACGTGGTATCTGCCGGATTTCTGGATTCCAGAGTGGGGTCACTTCATCGAAATCAAGCCTCGGCCCGCAACTGATCCTCCGCCGACGCCGGAGGCTTTCCGGCTAATACGAGGGCTGCAGGATTTGTCAGGCGCTCGAGCGCTCATCTTTCAGGGCAATCCAGGCTTCAGCTCCTACCGCATTTGGTTCCCTTATATGCAGCCGGATATCTCACCGGTGCTGATTGGTGACTGCCGTAAATGCCCGACCGGGATCTGGTATTTCAGCGACGGTGGGTATGGTCCTCTCGCTGGCTGTCCGGATGATTGTCCAAGTGAGAAGCCGCCCAGCGGGGATACCTACGGCCGGGTGGGCGCTGCATTATCGGAGGCCGCCTCCTATCGATTTCCGCGGGGCGCAGAGATGCTCAGTCCTGAGCCTGCCCTTTCCGCGAAAGGAGGCGACTGATGGCCAACGATCTGACCTGGTTTCCATTCTTCGTCGACGACTGGTTGGGGGGTACTGTGGGCATGCTCCAAGGAGAGCTTGGAGCATATCTCCAAGCATTGATCGCCCAATGGAAATCTGGTGATTTTCAAGCAATAAAAGATGACAAAAAATATCTCCGAAATGTGTGTCGCGGACCGATGACGTCGCAAGTTCGGGAGAAATTCACGACGGTTACGATCAAGGGCCAGCGATACTTAAGAAATAAACGACTTGCGGAGATATACGAGGATCAAGTCAAGGCCCATCAGAAGCGCTCTGACCGGGCAAGGACGGCAGCACAAGCACGGCACGGGCACACGCCAAGCAATGCTCCAAGCAGTGCCCCGGGCATGCTACCCCAGAAGCTAGATAAAGTATTAGTATCTGAAGTAGGTAGTTTACTGAAAGAAAATAGCAGTAGCAGCAGCGGCGCTGCGCTCGCTGGTTTTTCGAAGTTTTCCTACGAAGAATGCCTCGCCTTCGCACGGACCCAGCCACGGGTCAGAAACCACGAAGCTTTTGCCGTGACGATCCATCGCAGCGGGGAGCAGGATAGCCAAATCGAAAGCTTCCTCCAGTCGAATGAAACCGACGGCGTGCAGGACTGGCGAGACCTGCCGCAGTTCAAGGGAGCGATCTGATGGACGCTGGGGAAATCAGCAGGGCTATGTCGTGGCGAGCTGAGGAAATCTCTCGAATGCTCCTACCCGAGGGCAAGAAAGTCGGCGGCTACTGGAAGGCCGGCAACGTCGAGGGAGATAAGGGGCAGAGCCTCGCGATTCACATCAGCGGCGAGAAGGCCGGTCGCTGGGCTGACTACGCTACGGGTCAACACGGGGACCTCATCGAGCTCTGGACGATCAAGCGCGGAGTGGATTTCGTCAGCGCCCTGGGCCAGATCAAAGACTACCTGGGCATCGCCGCAACTCCGACGTTTCACGGGTCAAAGGCTAAGTCGTACCGGAGGCCGGAAAAGCCCAAAGTGCGAAAGCCTACGAGCGTCAAGGAGTACCTGATCGAGCATCGATGGATCGAGCCGGATACGATTGCGGCCTACCAGGTGGGCGAGACCTCCGACGCAAGCGGACCGGTGATGGTTTTCCCCTTTAAGCGCAGCGGCGAATTGCTCAACGTGAAGTACTCTCCGATCGCTCGGAACGAGGACGGCACCAAGAAAGCTTCGCGCTTTGAACCGGGCTGCGAAATGCTTCTGTGGGGCTGGCAATCCATCGGGGACAACGATCGCAGTTTTGTTCTAACCGAAGGCGAGATCGATGCGATGTCCTGGCACTCTTGCGGGATTGCGGCGATGTCGCTTCCGAACGGTGCCAAGGGTCA